TTGATTCAATACATGACAAAAAGAAAGTTGATTACGCAAAAGAAATATAAACATTAGGACTACACCTGACAGTCAGTAAACCCCCAGAAATGGACAGGTATTGTACACACTCATCTGGCTCGCCATGAACCAATACTTAGTAACTTATCGGATAAAGAACTATCCCGATGAGGGCTGGCATTTAATTAAAGCCAGCACGGACGAAGACGCTGCATACAATGCACTCGATTTTGCCAAAGCGCACAAGTACAACCTATTAGATGTAAGGAGATTGAAATGAGTAAAAAAGAATACTTCCCAAACAACTGGCGAGCTATCCAACAGTCACCTGACGAATGGTTCCCTTCGATGCCAGCTGAAGCATTCATGGACTGGAAGGTTCATGGATATATGATTCCTGATTCTGTTTGCTGCATGATTAGAGAAACAGAAAAGGACGGCACCATAACAGAACGCATTTATCAATCCGCTGCACATGGACAGAATCGCGTACGTAAATGTATGCAAGAAAACAAGGAAATTGTCCTATGCACTATGGAAGGTATGTGGCATTTAAAACCTGATGATATTAAACCTCTCGATTTCAACAATGAACAATAGAACTTTTCAAATCAGATACGCGGAATTATTACGTGATGTAAACAAGCATCCGCACAGATCAGAATTACTTAACATTCTGCAACAACAGTTAGCCGACGATAATGTTACAGTGAATACATATACGAAGGTGTAATTATCAAAAGACTAACGATTAAAGTCACTGATGAAATACATACAAAGCTTAAGATCTTAGCTGCTGCAAAGGGTCTAACTTTAGACGCTATGCTAAATGATGCAGCTCAGATGTACATACAGCACAACAGTAAAGACATCACAGATGTATTTACAGATTGATATACACAAATGTACATTGCATAAATAGGTATAACCCACTAGTTTTAACCCATTACCGGATTCTTATTAAATGGAAATTTTTAGCAAAGGTAACTTTTACCTTGGCATGGATCAGGAGAAATTCTGTGACTTTGATATACACGTTGGTAGATTCGTGCTACAGTACACTTGTCCAGCAGGACAACAACCACCACCCAAGGACGATGGAACGCGGAACCGACCCATGGAAGGATCAGCTGACTGATAGTCAGATGGATAACCTCTTCAAATGTTTGAAGACGTTTATGCTGTTTGATCCTGAAATGCCTTTGCAATTACAGCTGACTTTTTTATACATCGCATCACATGACGGATGTCATAAACAAGCGATGGAAGCTGCACTGGGATATTCCAATGCTGCTGGTAGCAGGAACACTGACTATCTAGCAGAAATACATCGTTACAAAAACAAACCGGGGCTGAAACTGATTAGCAAGGAACGAGATCCTTCTAATCTAAGGAGGTATCAACTCGTCCTTACTCGTCAGGGTAAGCAGCTGGTAGATACTCTCAAGGAAAAACTACATGGCTAAAGCTATTACTTGGGGAGAGTGTTTAGACTACACGCTCCGCAATCTCGAAACATGGCGCAACGGAGGAGGACGTGAGTCTGCGATCCTGTACTCCGGCTACTTCACCAGATTTCAAGGACATTCATTCCCAGCTCATCGGATCTCGAAAGGTCTAATGACTGACATATGTACACGTCTTGAGGAAGAAGGTAAGAAGAATGCCACCATCAATAGGTTTATATCAGCAGTCTCTATGGTACTTAAGTACTGTAAAGAGAATGATGTTATTACCTTTGATCTCCCTACTCCTTTCAAACGTAGAAAGGAACGAGACAAAACTGTACGTAAGTACTTCACTAAAGAACAAGTCAAGGAGATGCTTCGCATATCCAAAGACTATATGTGTAGAGAAGACTTACATGACTTAATCCTCGCAGCATCATTAACTGGTATGCGATTAAGTGAATTACTTAAACTTCCCGCATGGGCGGTGGACTTTAATCTTGGTGTTATCAACGTTGAGATGACTAAGAATGACGAAGCTAGATGTATTCCAATACACCCACAGCTACGTTCCACACTCATCGCGCGTTGCGAAGGTAAGCCAGCAAAGGGCTGCCCGGGAGTAAAAGTATTTGGTAATGATTGGTCTAATGCCGATCAGGTTCGATATCAATTCGGACGATTACTTCATACTCACATGGACTTCCCAGATACTGGAGCATATGTATTTCACTGTTTAAGACATAGTTTTGCTACTTGGCAACTTGCTCAGGGATGCCCACCAATTGATCTAATGAGTATATTAGGTCACGCTAATCTTCAGACAACTTTGGTTTATGCAAAGCCAACTGATGATGGCAAACGAAACTCTATGAATAAGCTGGAATTTTGATAGTTCCGTCGAATCCGTAGATACTTTTATATTTCCATTTACTGAGTTTTAATTGATATGTTAAGTGCGTCTGTTAGACTAAATTCGCTGAGAAGCCTTGGGAGTGTGGCGGAATTGGTAGACGCGCCGGACTTAAAAACCGCATAACATAAAATTCATAATGGTATCTGATCTTGGCAGAAATGCTGAGATCTTTTTATTTGCAACACTTTAGAAATTATACACCTTAGTATCCGTCCATTTTAAAAATCCATAGAACTAAATGCTTCCTGCTGATCTAGAAAGACAGGAGAGATTCGAGCGAAAACAAATAAGCGGTGGCTTAGAAAAGATCAGATCTAATACCAAGAAATTACTTGAACAAGATTATGCTTCGGCCACTGTTTTCGGCTCGGCGAGTATAGATACTCTCCTTCCATTGATAATTGAACAGATAAATTTAAAGAAAGAAAAAAGAAAAAAGATAGCTGTGAAAGGTGCGGGTCATCTCATGGAGATACTTCCCTACCTCGATGCTATCGACAGTGAATCACAAGCAGCGATCACCGCTAAGATAACCTTCGACAAAGTATTCAGTTATAAGAAGGACAACTCAAAGATAGTCAAGATCGCTCAAGCTATTGGGCAAGCACTCGAAGCCGAATGTCAAATGCGTTACTACGAGAGCACAGCCCCGGGACTATTTACTGTATTAAAAGAAAACTATTGGCATCAAGCTAAAGGTACAGAATATAAACGCAAGAGTATGCAAGTACTCTTCAACAAATCTGAGGTTGATCCTTGGATACCTTGGAACACACAGCTCAGAGTTAAAACAGGGACATGGTTCCTTGATTGTTTTTGTGAATCCTCTGGTTGGTTTGAAAAATTAAATATAAGAATAGGTAAACGAACAGAATTATATTTAAAGACAACTCCAGCGTTTGATGAACATAAAGCAGAGATAGTACGCATCACAGAATTATTCTCTCCTATATGCTGGCCGATGTTGATCGAGCCCAGAGATTGGAGTCAATTACATGATGGTGGTTACTACCTAAATGACATTACTAAATGTAATGAAATGGTGAGACGGGGGGTACCCTTACCTATACAGGGAGAAAAAACTTATCAGTTTCTTAACCTAATACAGAAAGTAAAATACTGTTTAAATGACTTTACTGTTGAGGTAGCTGAGGAGTTAGAGGAGAGGGAGATTACAGTAGGAAAGTTTAGACCAGTACTACATCATCCTGAACCTCCGAAGCCCTTTGATATTGATACAAACAAGGAAGCTCGTAAGGAGTGGAAGAAGAAGGCAGCGATAGCTAAGAATAAGAACGCTAACGAATGGAGAACTAGCTGCCGTACACGTATGACAATGAATTGCGTACGTGAGTTTAAAGGCAAGGACTACTATATCCCTTGGTCTTTCGACTACAGGGGTAGAGCATATCCCATACCTAGCTTCCTTACACCACAAGATACTGACTTCGGTAAGAGTCTCATTAGGTTTTCTGATGAAGCACCTATTACTGATGAAGGTAAGAAGTGGTTAGCTTTCCAAGTAGCTACAACGTTTGGTCTAGATAAGGCAACGTTAGAAGAACGTCTAGCGTGGCCGATAGCAAATCTAGATATCATCAAGCGAGTAGCAACCGACCCAATAAATAATATTGGAGATTGGGAGACAGTTGACGAACCTTGGCAATTCCTTGCTGCATGTGAAGAATACTATGCAGTAGTGATAGCTGAAACAAGGACGACTACTGGTTTACCCGTGGCAACCGATGCAACATGCTCTGGGCTACAGATATTAGCAGGGCTGGCTAGAGATAAGTCCACAGCAAGCTTGGTCAATGTTATACCAAGTGAGAAACCTCAAGATGCTTATCAGGTAATAGCAGATAAGAGTCTTAATAACATACCTGAAAGGTTACGTCCCTATTGGGATAGAAAAAAAACCAAGCGTTGCGTGATGACAATCCCTTACAACGCAAAGCCTTTCAGTAATCGTCAGTATATAAGAGATGCGTTTAACGATATTGATATTGACGTAGAGAATGAAGAACTAACTCAAATAGTTCACGCAGTCCGTTCAGCCATGGAAGAGGTTGTCCCGGGACCGATGAAGGTAATGAGATGGATAGAGACAGAAGTTGCTAACGCAATCAAGAGAGGAACAGACCAATTGATATGGGTAACACCCTCCGGATTCAGGGTTACGCAACGTTTGATGAAAATGAATATTAAAGTATTAGACCTTAAGTTATTAGGTCGAGTACAGATACGTATTGCAGATGGCGAGAAGGGTGTTGATCTTCAGCATCACAAGAACGCTACTGCTCCTAACCTTATTCACTCACTAGATGCTTCATTGCTACATATAGCTGCAACTCAATTTCATGCACCAATTAGTTTGATACATGATTCAGTTCTATGTAGAGCGACAGATATGAATTTGTTATCCCACCTAGTTAGAGATACATACATGCACCTGTTCGCAGAGCATGACTTCCTTACCGACTTTGCCCAAGCTATTGGAGCTGAGTCTGAACCACCGATTATCGGAGATCTTCAACCATCTTCAGTAATTGAATCATTATATTTTTTCTGTTAATGGCAAAAAACATCCACATCACCCCTAATCCTGTAACACTTGAAGGTTATCAGGCGATATTAAAACCAAGTAAATTTGGATATTCACTTAAAGCAGTAGTAGACCAAGAGATAGTTGACAAGCTCGAGACTGAGAGAGCTGATTGTCTTAAGTGGGCTGAGTCAAAACTCAAGAACCCTAAGAGATCAACCCTTAGACCAGAGCCATGGGAAGAAGTCAGCGAAGGTAAGTTTATAATTAAGTTCTCATGGGCTGAAGATAAAAGACCACCAGTAGTTGATACAGAAGGAACACCGATCACGAACGTAGATACACCAGTATATGAAGGATCTAAAGTTAAGCTCGGCTTTCACCAAAAACCCTACATTCTGAGAGATGGCGTGACATATGGCACATCATTGAAATTGTCCGGAGTGCAGATCGTTTCTATCCAGAGTGGAGCCGGCATTGATAGTGGAGATCTAGATGAAGATGGAGTAGCAGAGTTGTTTGGTAAGACTTCTGGCTTTAAAGCTGATGACCCAAATGTAATTGCGGATGCGACTCCAAGCTCAGTCGAAGATGATGACTTCTAATGTTCAAATCAGGATTAGAGGAGAAAGTCTCTGATCTCTTATGTGAACTGGGTGTTGATTATGAGTATGAAAGTACGAGCTTTCCTTATACAATTCAACACCTTTATACACCAGATTTCATCCTCCCCAATGGGGTAATACTAGAGACTAAGGGCTATTGGCGACCTGAAGACAGGCGCAAGGTAAGACAAGTAATTAGCGAGAATCCAGATATAGATTTACGCATGGTCTTCCAAGACCCCTACAAAAAAATATCAAAAAAATCCAAGACTACTTACGCCCAGTGGTGTAAGAGATATGGAATTAAATGGTGCGCTTTCCATACTATTCCTATTGATTGGTTGACATGACACAGAGTATAGATACAAGTATATTGTTTGCTGTTCCAATGGGTTATACAACATTACCTTCGGAAGTCTGTGACATATTTAAACCTTTAAAAGGTCAAATCCAAAAGACATCTACGGCTGACCCAAAACATTATGATGTCCTCGTAAATCATCAACAAGTAAAAAAAGATATTACAGATATTTTTAGTTTATGGGTTAACAATACATATAATTATCCAGATCAAAAATGGAAGATGTTAACCAACTGGATAACTGATAATACAGATGGTTCAGCAATGGTAAGGCATCGTCATTACAACTGTATGTTTTCAGCAGTATTATATTTTGACGGAGCGAAACATGGACAAGGAAATTTAGTATTAGAAAGTCCACTACCACACAGTGATTTCTTTCCAGATAATGGTCAGAATGAACCTACTATCTTTAATTCAAAGAGTCACAGATGTCCATTGGATCAAGGTTTATTAATATTTTTCCCTTCTAATTTATATCATTCGTACCCGAAATATAAACCTACAAAAAATATAATAAGACGCTCTTTTGCGTGTAACTTTGCTCCAATAGGAAACCTTGGGTTTGTTGATTCATCACTCGATACAAACTTACTACAACATGACGGATAGCGAATTTATAAGACACGAACCATGTAGTAACTGTGGCTCGTCCGATGCTAATAGCATTTATACGGACGGGCACCAGTACTGCTTTGCCTGTAATACATATGTTGCAGGAGACAATGACCACCACACTCATCAAATGCCCACCAATGTTCAATTCAAAGGATCAGCCCAAAGGCTGCAAAAACGAAGAATTAGCGAAAAAGTATGCCAGTTTTACAAAATATTCAGAGACGATGCACACTTACGCTTCCCTTATTTCGACAGCGATGGACGACTTAAAGGATTCAAGATAAAAACAAAATCTAAGGATTTTAAATATGAAGGCGAAACTACAGACACTCTTTTTGGTCAGCACTTATTCCCTAATAGTGGTAAGCGAATTGTTATCACCGAGGGTGAGCTAGATGCTGCGAGCTGCTATGAAGCTATGGAGAACTGGCCGATGGTATCGTTACCGCATGGCGCAGCTGGTGCAAAAAAAGACATACAAAAACAAATACCACTCTTACAAGGATATGACGAGATCATCCTCTTCTTTGATAAAGACGATGCCGGTAGGAAAGCGACGGAGCAAGTTGCTTCTTTACTTCCTCAAGGTACCGTCAAGATTGCTCACCTCGCCGACCCTTACAAGGATGCGAGCGATGCTCTCCAAAACAATGACGCGGATGCTATCCGCCGTGCGATCTGGGATGCTAAACCTTATCAGCCGGACGGCATCGTGGATGGAAAATCACTTCTTGAATTAGTAACCACTCCTTCACCCCCTTGTGATCACACATATAACTTAAATGGATTACAAGAAAAAACACATGGTATTCGCTACGGCGAACTCACCACAATAACCGCAGGAACTGGTCAAGGTAAATCTACCTTCTGTCGCCAGTTGGCTACTGACTTATTAACATCTGGCGAACGTGTCGGATATATCGCATTAGAGGAATCTAACAGGCGAACGGCTTTAGGACTTATGTCAGTAGCCGTGGGTAAAGCCCTGCATTTAGGAGAACATGAACACAAGGTATTACAAGAAGCATATGATTCAACAATTGCTAACTGGAATCTTTATTTATACGATCACTTTGGGTCTCTTGCACCTGACATCATATACAACCGAATCGAGTATATGGCTTTGGGACTGGACATCCGCATCATCTTCTTGGACCACTTATCTATCTTATTAAGTGGACTAGATGGAGATGAAAGAAGAATGATTGATACAACCATGACTAAGTTAAGGTCACTGGTTGAAAGGACAGGAATATCGTTGTTCTTAGTATCCCATTTAAGAAGAACTCAAACAGATAAAGATCACACTGATGGAGCAAAGGTTTCATTAGGACAATTACGTGGAAGCCAAGCTATATCTCAGCTTTCAGATACAGTACTTGCCCTAGAACGAGATCAACAATCCATGGACGACGTTTCAACATTAAGAGTTCTGAAGAACAGATACTCCGGAGAGACTGGAGTAGCTGCCGAATTGAAATACGACAAAACTACCTGTAAATTCCATGAAACTGAGATCCCAATTTTCGGTACCACCTCAACCGATTTCTAAACCTAATCCCCCTACAAAACAGCAGAAGAAGAAAGCAAAGTTTAAGGATAAAACATATGTCGGAAAAACAAATGCTCGTATTTGACTGCGAAACTAACGGACTATTACATGACGTTTCTACGATACATTGCATCGCCATCTACGACTCCACGAAGGAGAAAACATTCGTATTTAATCATCAAGGTAGTGACTGCGGACCGATCACGGAAGCTTTGCATTGGCTCACTGAAGCTGATGTCATTATTGGTCATAACATTATTGGCTACGATATTCCTGTTCTTCGGAAAACTTATTCTTGGTTTGACCCTCGTGGGGATGTTCTTGATACTCTTACTTTATCTCGGATGTATCATCCAAACTTAATGGAGATAGATAAGAGAAGAGCATGGCCGAGAATGCCATTACAGTTATATGGACGACATAGCTTAGAAGCGTATGGCTACAGATTAGGTGAATATAAAGGTGAATTTGGTAAAACTACTGATTGGTCAGAGTGGAGCCAAGAAATGCAAGATTATTGCGTACAAGACGTACAAGTAACAACAAAATTATGCGAGCACTTCCGCCCCTTAATGACTCGTGTAGATTAGAGCACCGAGTCGCTCAGATATTAACTGAACAAGAAATAAATGGATGGACATTTAACCAACAAAAAGCTCTCGAACTTGAGTCATCTCTCAGAAGCGAGATGGAAGAAACTGAAGCAATACTTCGAGGACAATTCCCTTACGTTGCAGGATCGTTGTTCACTCCTAAACGAGATAACGCAACACAAGGATACAGAGAAGGATGTGAAATACAACGAATAAAGGAGTTTAACCCAACATCAAGAGAT